GCCTAATCAGCCCATCTAACTAAGGAGATAATTATGGCTGCTACTTCTGTTGTTTCTCGTCGTGGTACAGATCAGTTTCGTGGTCTATTCAGTGATACTTGGTCAGTGACAGCTACGCTGGACTTGGCTTCGGTTGCTGATGCTGAAACACAAGTTGATACTGTTACGGTTCCTGGTGTTGCTCTTGGTGATGTTGTTCTTGGTGTTTCGTTCGGTGTCGATGTTGCTGGGCTCAGTATTACTGCTGATGTCACGGCTGCTGATACGGTAACGATTGCTGCTAACAACAATACTGGTGGTGCTGTTAACTTAGCATCCACTACGATCAAGATTGCTGTAGCTAGGTTCGTATAAAAAGGAGGGGCTTTGTAGCCCCTTCAACATATAGAGGTCATTATGGTTTACTTTAGATGTAAGTGGTCCAACAATGTAATTGGTGTTGAGGTTGAATATGATGTAGCACAGATGCGTAAGCATCCTGACTATGATGAAGTAGAAGAAGAAGAAGAAAAGAAAGAAGAAACTGAAAAGGCTACTAAGGTAAAGAAATCTAAAGAGGATTAGAAATGTCTAACTATACGAAGACAACCAACTTTACTGCCAAAGATTCTCTACCATCAGGTAATGCTGGAAAGATTGTCAAAGGTTCTGACTTTGACACTGAGTTTGACAACATTGCAACTGCTATCTCTACTAAGCAGGATTCTTCTTCGCTTGGTACGATGGCAACACAGAATGCTAGTAACGTAACCATTACTGGCGGTACGATGAGTGGTATGACATCGATTGCTGATGCTGATGGTAATGTTCGTGGTATTCAGAAGTCTGGTTCTACAAAAACAACTTCGTATACGTTAGTAGCAGCAGACGCTGGTAACTTCATTCAAGTAGAATCTGGTGGTTCTATTGTGGTTCCAACATCCGTATTTACTGCTGGTGATAGTGTCATCATCTTTAACAACACCACAGGTGATATAACAATCACTTGTAGTGCTGTTACTGCTTATGTTGGTGGTATTAGTTCAGCAAAGACTTCAGCAACAATTGCCACTAGAGGAATTGCTACGATCTTGTTCGTAACTTCTTCGCTTGCTGTGATTGTAGGTAACGTAAAATGACAGCCCTTCCTGCCTTCTTAGGTTCAACAGTTTCAAGAGAAGGACAAGCAGCATACACAACAGCAGGTACTTATACATGGGTTGCTCCTGTTGGTGTTGAATCCGTTTGTGTGGTTACTGTGGGTGCTGGCGGTGGAGGCGCTTTACCTGTTGATGGTGCTAGTAACCCATTAGGCGGTGGTGGAGGTGGTTTAGGTTACAAGAATAACATCACTGTAGTCCCTGGTAATTCATACACAGTTGTTGTTGGTGCTGGTGGAGCAAAAGCAACTAGCTCAGGTTCTGCTGGATCATCAGGAGGAGACAGCTACTTTATTAACACATCTACAGTCGCTGGTTATGGAGGTGCTGGTGGAGGTGTAAATAATGATGGCGGTACTGGTGGTAGCTATACAGGTGATGGTGGTTCTGCTGGAAAGACATCCCCAGGCGGTGGACTTAATACCGGAGGGGGTGGTGGCGGTGCTGGTGGGTATAGTAGCACCACAGGAGGCGGAACAGGTGGTAATGCTAACTTTTTAGAAAACGCCACAGGCGGTGGAGGTGGTGTTGGAATATTAGGAGAAGGAACTGGAGGGACCACTGGTTCTTATCCAAGTGGTGGTGGAACAGGAGGATCTGGTGGGGCTAATGGCGGCACTGGTACATCAGGAGGTTCTGGTAACGGAGGTGCGTACGGCGGTGGCGGTGGGTCTGGTGGTTTTGCAGCAGCAGGTAATGGAGCTGGTGGAGCAGTAAGAATTATATGGGGAGCAGGACGTTCATTCCCGTCAACTAATACCGGAGATGTGTGATGGCTCTCCAAGCAGACGAACACGTAAAGCAAGTTGGTGATGCCCTATCAATCATTACAGTTGTAGGTACTCTAGCTGAACTACTACCTGCAATGGCTGCTGTCCTTACCATTGTATGGACTGCAATAAGGATATGGGAAACAGACACAATACAGATGATCTTTGGAAGGAAGAAAGATGAAACAAAAACCAAAGAAGATTGAGAAGGTTATGCGTGAGTACAAAGAAGGTACTCTACATAGCGGTAAAGGTGGTCCTGTCGTTAAGTCACGTAAACAAGCAGTTGCTATAGCCTTGTCAGAAGCTGGTATGGCTAAGAAGAAAGGAAAGAAATGATGAAACCCTGTCCAAGATGTCCTACCCCAGCTAAGTGCAAGAAAGCTGGTAAGTGTATGATGAAAGCCAAAGAAGCAAAGAGAACAAAGTGAAACCAGGACTATACGCTAACATCAACGCCAAGCGTAAGCGTATTGCTGAAGGCTCCAAAGAGAAGATGAGGAAGCCTGGAAGCAAAGGTGCTCCTACAAACAAGGCTTTTAAGGAGGCAGCAAAAACTGCTAAGAAGAAATGAAAGATCCTCGCTTAGAAAGAGCAGGAGTGTCTGGATATAATCGCCCTAAAAAAACACCAGACCATCCTACTAAGAGCCACGTTGTTGTAGCAAAGGACGGTGATCAAGTTAAGACGATTCGTTTCGGTCAACAAGGTGTTAAAGGTTCTCCTGAAGGTTCTGAACGGAATAAAGCCTTTAAAGCAAGACACGCATCAAATATCGCTAAAGGTAAAATGTCAGCGGCCTACTGGGCTAATAAGGTGAAATGGTAATGGCTACCTTTCTTGATTGTGTTAATGGTGTGCTGCGTAGAATCCGTGAGGATGAGGTTGTTGTAGTCACTCAAAGTGATTACTCCAAACTTATCGGTGATATGGTCAATGAAGCTAAGCGTGAGGTAGAAGACGCTTGGAATTGGTCTGTATTACGACAAACCATCACAGTTACCACAGCAGCCACTACAACTAACTATGCTTTATCAGGAACGAACCTGAGAACTAAGATTGAAGATGCTTATATACCAGCAGCACATTGGTATCTACGTCAGCTATCTGGTCCTGAGATGAACATGTACTTAAATGTACTGAGTGCTCCTTCAGGTCGTCCTAATAGCTTTGCAATGGCTACAACGTCTTCTGCTGGTGTATTGTCTGTTGATGTATTTCCTGTCCCTGATGCAGTCTATACATTAAAGTTTGACTGTTATGTACCACAAGCAGATCTTGTTAACGATACTGATGTTATCTATGTACCATCAGATGTAGTTATTCAAGGTGCTTATCTACGTGCTATCAACGAACGTGGAGAAGATGGTGGGCGTATGTCCGATCAGCAGGCAGATCTATACCGTAAAGTATTAGCTAACTACATATCCATTGAAGCTGGTAGAGAGCCTGATCAAGTGCTCTGGGAAGCAGTATAATGGCTGATCAACTAAGACCAGTAACAGTTGTTGCTCCTGGTTTCTTTGGATTAAACACACAGGACTCTTCTGTTACGCTACCTAAAGAGTATGCTTTAAAGGCAGAGAACGCTGTTATTGATCAGTTTGGTCGTATTGCCTCTCGTCGTGGTTGGGTTAAAGTAAATAGTTCTTCAGGGTTTAACAGCACAGAACCTTCTTTGATTAAAGAAGTCATTAAGACTGATGGAACCAAAGAGATCTTAAGTATTGGTGATAATAAGATCTATTCAGGTACAACGTCATTAACACTGAAGTATACTGGTAGTACTTGGACAGCACAGAATTGGAAAGCAGTAGACTTTAATGGTTTTACTTACTTCTTTCAACGTAATCATGCTCCGTTGATATACGTACACAGTACGAACACTATATCACTGATGTCCGCTTATGGTAGCTATAGTGGTTCAGTACCACAAGCTAACGAAGTATTAAGTGCTTTTGGTCGTCTATGGGTTGCTGACACAAGCACTGATAAACGTACTGTTACATGGTCAGACTCACTGCAGGGTTTTGCTTGGACTGGAGGCTCTTCAGGATCTGTAAACATTGAAAAGGTATTGACTAATGGCACTGACACCATCACTGCCTTAGCAGCCTTTAACGGATACCTTATCATATTCTGTAGAAGATCCATCATCGTATACAGCGGTGCTCAAAGTGATCCTACAACAAATCTTTCTTTAGTAGAAGTTATTGATGGTGTTGGTTGTATCAGTAGAGATACAGTACAGGATATTGGTACTGATATATTCTTTTTGTCAGATAGCGGTGTAAAGAGTTTAGCTAGGGTTATTCAAGAGAAGTCAAACCCTATCTTTGATATCTCTAGAAATGTTAAGAATGACTTAATCACTGATGTTGCTACTAATGGTAATGATGACAACATCAAAGCTGTGTACTCAGATCCTGATGGATTCTACTTACTAAGTCTGCCATCAAGAAAGTTAATATATTGTTTTGATGTAAAGAGTAGGCTACAGGATGGTTCTTGTAAAGTAACAACATGGACGCTATCACCGATATCGTTCTGTGCTACTAGCGATAGAAAGTTGTACTTTAGTCGGACAGGCTATATTGCTCAGTATTCAGGAGCAAGTGACAACGGCACAGCCTACACATTCTCTTATTACACATCAAACATTGATGCTGGTGCTCCTGGTATCTTCAAGATCCTAAAGAAGATGACGATGCTTCTTATAGGTGGTAACAACACCACGATCAATATTAGATGGGCTACTGACTACAGTAACAGTTACAAAAGTAGTCAATCAACACTGCCAACGATTACCAGAGCAGAATACAACATAGCTCAATACAATATTGATGAGTACAACACTGGTTACAACACTGGTTTATCTGTTCGTAAGCTAGAGAAACAGATCAGTGGTACTGGTGGTGTGTTCCAGTTAGGTATTGAAGCTAACATAGCAACAGAGACAATCTCAGTTCAACAATTGGACGTATTTGTAAAAACAGGTAGGGTCATATAATGGCTACTGATTTAGAAAGAAGTGCTTTCGATCAAGCAACTACAGATGTCACCAATCTGTATCAAAACATTCTGAAAAGAGCACCAGATGCTGCTGGTTTGCAGTACTGGGTTGATTCTGTATCTAAAGGAACAGCATCATTAGCTGATGTAGGTAAGAACTTTCAAGAAAGTAATGAATTTATTGTTAATGCACTGAAGGCTGGTCAGTCTGTCAATATTCCTTCTGTTTCTTCTTTTATTAAACAGAATCAGAATGATCCTAAGGCTGTTCAGTTAGCTGCTAAACAGTATGGTTTAGATCTACCTGCTATCAGTAAAGCATTAAACCTATCTACATCAGAAACTCAGGATTACTTTAGAGCTGCTGGTGTTCCTCTAGGTACTATGCTAACTGGTTCTCTACAAAGAACTTTTGGTGGTCCTAGTAATGTAAGACAGTTAGATAAAGGTGAAGACTTAGTAACTGAACAAGTCATCGGTGCACAAGATGGTAAGTTGCTGGTGCAGCAGTACGATGCTTATGGTATACCAACATCAACAAGACTAACTACACCTAATCCTTCTGATGCTCAAGGTTGGTTACAGGCTCTAGGAATTGTTGGAGGTGCGATAGGTGCTAGTAACTTACTTGGTAATCTAGGTGGAGCTGCTGCTGTATCTGATGCTGCTTTCATAGCCTCTGATGCTGCACAACTAGCTGCTCAAGGTATCCCAGAATCACAAATTGCTCAGATCCTTGAGTTCAGTGGTGTTGATGCTTTCATTGCTGCTGATGCTGCTAATCTTGCTGCACAGAAGTTAGCACCGACACAGATTGAACAGTTGTTAAATCAATCCGGTGACGGTCTTCGTTTATTTGATGTCCCTCCAACAACACCTACACCAACAACTCCAGAACCTCCTCCGACAACTCCTCCAGAAACCCCAACAACACCTCCGCCGGAAGTGCCTCCAACAACGCCTCCGGAAGTTCCTCCTACAGTACCTCCGGAAGTGCCACCGACAGTTCCACCAGAGACTCCTCCGGTAGTACCTCCGGCAACTCCACCTGTAGTTCCTCCTGAGGTTCCTCCAGTAGTGCCTCCTGTTACCCCACCTGTTACACCGCCAGTTATTCCTGGTACGGATCTAAACAGTTTATTTGGTAACTTAGGTAACACACTACTGTCTGGTTTTAAAGGAATTGCTGGTTCTTTACTGTCAGGGCTTGCTGGTAACAACCAAGCAAACACTATTGGTCAGTTAATCAATGCTGGTGTTAACTATCAACAAGCTAAGGCTGCTGCTGATGACTTACTTAAGTCTGGTCAGATCAGTCAACAGCAATACAATGCACTAGCATCTAACATCCAAGGGCAGTATAATAACCTAGCAACACAGACAGGTCAACAGTTAGGTGAGTTTACACCTTATGGTATCACTACCAACTTGTTTGGTCCTTCTGGTCAGAACATTCAGAATGCTGCAATGCAGGCAGCACAGCAGTCCTTCAACCAAGCAGGTCTAACTAATGTTGATCAGTTATCTCAGGACTATTACAACAAGTTAGCTGCATTGTCCGCACCAGAGCAACAACGTCAGCGACTAGCCACTGAAGAACGCTTACGTGCTCAAGGTAGATTGGGTGTAAGTGGGTCTGCTTATGGCGGTACATCACCAGAGTTGTTGGCTCAAGAACAGGCTATAGCACAGCAGCAACTACAGCGTGAGCTACAGTCTAGACAGGCTGCATTAGGTGAACGTGGTACGTTACTGTCTCAAGGCACTGCTGCACTACAACCTGCTGTACAGCTTGGAACCACAGCACAGCAAGCAGCACAACAACAGTTTGCTTCTAACCTTGCTAGACAGAATCTGTTAACTAACTTACAGACACAAGGTATTCAATCTGCTGGTGTACTACAGCGTCAAGGACTACAGGACTTGTTAGCAAGACAACTACAAGCTACAGCAGCTAGGTCTGGTGCTAATCAACAATTAACACAAGGCTTGTTAGGTGGTGCTGGTGGCTCTAATGTCTTAGGCGGTGTTGTTAATAGTGCTCTAGGAGGTTTGTTTAATCAACAAAACTATAATCCTGAAACTTTAGCTGCTTTAGCTGAATCAGGTAACTCTGTTGGCTACAACGGCTTTCTAATCTAAGGAAATATAATGGCACAGCAACAGATGAGTTTGTTTGGTCCTAGCCTAGCACAGACACAGGCTGGTATCGCTCAGGAGGATGAGGCAATCACTGCTAAGTTAGCACAGCTTAGTCCTGAGCAACAACTAACAAGGGTAGCTCTACAGGGTGGTAGACAAGCTGGTAAAGCTTTAGGTGGTTTGTTCGGTATTGAAGATCCTCGGTTGAAGGAAGCAGCACAGCAAGAAGCTATCTTCAAAGAATTGAAGGATAGTGGTGTTGACTTCACTGACTCTGAGCAACTATACCCTGCATTGATTAATGCTTATCAGTCCAGAGGTATGATTGACAAAGCTATCGTAGCAGCTGCAAAGCTTGAGGATATTAAAGCTACGAAGCTGAAGTCTGAAGCAGAGATTGGTCTTAAAGGTGCTCAGGTAACTAAAGCATTGGCTGATGCTAGGAAAGCTCTGACAGAGAACCTACCAACAGTAGCTAAGTTACAAAAGCTTCGTGATGATCTACGTGCAGCAAGGTCTAACGCAGAGTCTGATCAGCAGTTAGCAGAGATTGATCAAAAGCTAAAAGAACTTGATAGTGCTATCAATAAAGAAAGTACCTTTGCTCCTTCGGCAGCACCAAAGCCTGAATCATTTGGTGTAGACAGAGAAGCTACATCACAGGCTTTGTATGGAAAGAGGTTTGGTGACTTAACACAGCAAGAACAGCAAGCTGTCAATAAACAAGTAGACGAAACAACTAAGAAAAGTACAAAAATTGATATAAACCTAAGCCAAGATAAAGGTATAAACGCAACTAAAGTAAAAAGGTTTGGTGATCTTGAGGATGCTGCGGTAGCTGCTGATTCAGTATTAAATAATGTGAATACTATTAGCAGTGTACTTAACAACGCATTCACTGGTGTAGGTGCTGGTGTGGCTCTTAAGGCAGGACAGATTGCTAATGCTCTTGGAGTACAAGTTACAGGTACAACCGAGTCTGAACAATTAAACCAATTGTTAGCTAAGTTGGCTCAAGGACAAGCTAGAACACTTCCTGGTTCTTTGTCAGAAAAGGAATTGATGTTCTTAAGAGAAGCGATCGGTACTGGTGGAATGACAAAGCAAACACTACAGGCTATGCTTCGACGTATGCGTGAAGATGCTATTGCTGATAAAGAAGCCTATAAAGATGCGTTTAATTTTGAACAAGGCGGTGGTAACCTGAACAAATATGACTTCGCTACATCAAGAACAAAAGCTAGGACTACTGCAAAAAGAATATCTGATTTACTAGAAAAAGCAACCCCTGAGCAACGCAGACAACTAGGATACTAATATGGCAACAGGTCTTTCACCAGCAGAATTAGAAGAGCTTAGGGGTCTTCTAGGTACTCAAGATCAACAAGCACCTCAGCCAACATCAGTCATGGAAGGTGTTACACAACCAGGAAAGACATTTGGTGATATTGCTCTAGAGGCTTTACCTGATGTAGCTGGACTCGCTGGCGGTGTTATTGGAGCAGCTACGACACGTTCTCCAGCAGGTATGACAGCAGGCAGGACATTGGCTCAGCAGGCTGTTAGAGGTGTTATTGGTTCTGGTGTAGGAGCAGCTACAGGAACAGCTTTAGAGGCTGGTATTAAGTCTGCAATGGGTATGCCACAGCCTTTAACAAAGACAGCAGCAGACATGTTATCTAACTCTGTCACTAACATGGCTTTGGATGCTGCAGGTAACGTTGTCTTTAACATGCTTGGTAAAACTTTCCGTGTTACTAAGGATGCAATGACTAAGGCTGGTGTACTTCCTCCTATGGATGCTTCAGCTCAAGAGTCTAAGAGGGTTGCTCAAGAGTTACTGCAGAAGTATGGTGGTACGTTAACAGAATATCAAATTACTGGGTCTACAGGCGCTAAAGTCAGAGAAGCAGTAGCTCGTAGTGGTTTGTCAGGACAAAGTACATTTGATAAATTAGCTGAAACAAACCTCAATGCTTTAAGACAAGAAAGAGATACGATCTTAGAAAGCGTAGCATCCGATGCTTTACCTGCTTTACAGGCTGGTCAAGGTGTTAGAGATGTTGTACAGTCAGCGAACACAAGATTGTCAGAACTTGTTCAGCCTTTCTATGAACAAGAACTTCCTGCAAGAGGTTTTAACGTAGGTGTCAACCTTGCTCCTATAAAGTCTAAAGCTTTTGAATCATTAAAAAGAGCTGAGAAACTTACCGAGACAGGTGATGCTGCTACTGTGTATGGTCCTGATGTTGCTAGAGTATTAAACGACATTAGTAATATATCTGCAGACGTATCCTTTGCAGAAGCACATCAATTAAGGTCTATTCTTAACAATCGCCTACGTGATCTAAAAGTAGAAGTAGGTAAGAATAGCCCTGTAGTTGCTGAACTATCCAAAGCAACCAAAGCCATTGATGATGCTATGGACACAGCAGCAAAGCAAATGGATCCTGATTTGTTAGCTCGTTACCGTGGTACACAGCAGTTCTACAGAGAATCTTTAGAAAAACTATTTCCTGATACTGTACTTAAGATTCTTGTTAAAGAGCCAGAAAGGATTGGTGAAGCAATCTTTAGATCAGGTAATCAATCTGAGATTCGAGCTATTAAGGATGCTTTAGCGCAGGCTAAGAAGATTGATCCTACTTTAGATAGCACTGCTTTACAACAAGCTCTTAACAGAGGCTATGTAGAGTCTTTCTTAGGCGAACAAGGCGCTGAGAACACGCTTAAGGAGTTTGTTGCTGTAGGTGATAAACTCAGAAAAGACCCTAAGTTTAAACGTACCTTTGAAGAAGCTCTAAGCCCTGAAGCACAGAACAGTATCAAAGCACTTAGTTCTACAGCAAACATTAGCTCTAAAACACCAGGATCAGGGTTGTCTTTGTTTGTTGCGGGTAAACAAGCTGATGCAGTATCTTCATTTGCAGCTCTTGCAGGTACTGGAATTGCTTTTGCCCAAGATCCTTTGCTAGGTGCTGCTGTTGGTGCTGGTGTTCTTATCACTCCAAAGATCTTAGCAAAGATTGCTACCAACCCTAAAGCAGCTAGTCAGTTAGCTGGTGTTGAGAAAGAGATTAGTAAGGCTGGTATGACAGGTGCTGCGGCAGCTAAACTACTAAAGATATACAATGATGCTAAGGTAACTACGTCTGACTTTGGTGAAGCACAGCCTGCAACACAGGATCAACCACCTCAGGGATTATCTCCTCAAGAGATGGAAGAGATGCAGAGGCTTCTTAATCCTCAGCCAGTTAGACCACAACCACAGAAACAGTCTAGCCTTGTTCGTGATGTCATGGGAGATTTCATGAATGTTTGAACTCATTGGTGCTCTTATCGGTGGTGTATTCAGGTTAGCCCCTGAAGTACTGAAGATCTTAGATCGTAAGTTTGAAAGAGAACATGAGCTAAAGAAGTTAGACGTTGAAGTATCTATTGCTAAGATGCAAGCAGAGTTTGCTCTACAGCAGGGGCATCAGCGTCTACAAGAGCATGAATTAGATGCTATCGGCGAAGCATTCAAACAACAAGCAGAGTCTGATGGTAAAGCTTGGAAGTGGGTAGCATCGCTGTCAGCACTAGTTAGACCTGCAGTGACCTACTGGTTTGTTTTCTTTTACTCAGCAGTCAAGATTGCAGGGCTTTACTTAGCTTTCTTACAAGACGGTAGTTGGACTTCTGTGCTCGTCACAGGCTGGACTGATTTCGATGAGGGAATGCTTGCTATGATACTTTCGTTCTACTTTGTGGGTAGAGTATGGGAATCAAAGAAGTAATCTCAATCGCTGAACCATTGATTAAGAGATTCGAAGGATGGAGAAGTAAACCTTATCTCTGTAGTGCTAACGTACCCACCATAGGTTGGGGATCTACGATGTACGAGAATGGGGATAAGGTAACACTGAATGATCCTGAGATCACAAAAGAAAGAGGACAGGAATTATTCGAACTTGATGCAGAGAGGTTCCTACTTCAAGTCTATAAAGCCTGTCCAGTGTTGACGAAACACGACAATA